TGATCCATAATATTGGCAGCTACTAAAAGTGTGGCTGTTGTAGTTACTGTTACTTGTGCGCTAGTCGGCATAACTTAGTCCTAACTTTTCTATTAGTTTTGCGGCTTTTACAGGGTCGATCCCCACCTCAAAGTGCATCTCGTCCTTGCGTGTCCATGTACCGCCCCAATTTAGGCCGTACTTTCTAGTCAATGCCAGGATCATCGGTACTTTCTCAGCTGGGAACGTGCCAGCCTTGCCAAGCGGATGCTTAGTAGCGTTAAGGTCTATGGCCGTGCCGCTGCTGTGATTACTTAGTTTGCCCGGTACGCCTCTGACATCGCGATAGCAGTAGCCCCAGTCATCTAACGTACCGCCATCGATCGGCTCGATCAATTCATTAAAAGCCTCTGCAAAGGCAACCAATAAAGGTGCAGCAAAATAGGCACAGCGCAGCTTTACTTTGCTGCCCTTAATCGCGTAAGACTTGATACGGATCGACTCAACCTCTTTAGATGCTGGCCAGCCGTTATAACTGATTGCACTCATCCCAGTAGCAAAGCGGCTTCCTCGGCTGTTATGCCAAGTTTTGCTAGTAATGCCTCGCGTTGCGCTGGCTTAGCAGCCTCAGTAGCCTCAGCAATCGCTTTTAATTCTGCAGCTTTAGTTAAAACATCGGCATCGTTAGGCCGCTTTTTGTCATTATCAATTACTAAAGTAGATAAGTCTGAGTCATTAAAAGAAAACTCAATACCTGGTGAAAGTTCACGAATTGCTTGAGCTAGATATTTTGGATTCATTATGCACCTATTTCCATGAGGATCATTACAGAGTTTGTTGCGCCAGTTTCTTGAAAGACAAGTGTTTGACTGTTGGCTGTTGTATCGACTTTGCCCTGTGTCTTATATGTAGTTGCTGAAGTTGTTGACGGACTGTCCAGATAATTAAAGTTAACAATAGATCGAATTAGTGCAAAGGTGCTGCCATCAAAACGATTGCCAAAAGTTTCATAGCCATTTGTGCCAAAATCGCCTAAGGTGGTTGCGCCACGTAATAATTTAATGCCCATTTGCGCGTTGCGGTCAGATTTGCTTACCGCTACAAATTGCGCCACCATAACTAGAACTTTACTTGTTGCCAATGTTGGCGTAATAGTTGCTGTCAAAGTTGAATCAGTAAATGTAGTGCTGGCAATTGTTGTGGCAGTTGTTGTAGTTGCTTGAACTACTTGCAAAACTTTTCCACCACCACCAGCACTAACTGGTGTCCACGCTGATCCAGAATAATACTCGGTTGAGTTAGTGTCTTTTAAGTAACTCATATTGCCTTCTTGTGGGCTAGTTACCGCAGCTGTACGGGCTGCTGCATCGGCAAACACCCATACGCCTTGCATCAAATAGCCATTAGTATCCGCGGCAGTTAGCACATCCCCGGTAACGAACGTTTTTAAGCCTAATCCAGCAGCCATTTTCTTATCTCCTTAGTAACTTAATACCGACGTATCAAGTACGCCATATTCGGTTGAGTTTAATATAAACCCATCTATTACGGGTTCAAGTGTAGTAAAGGTAGTGCGCCATTTATTCGGAGTAACGTTGTGTGCCACGCCGAAAACTTGAAGTGTTTTTGTCAGAGTCGAGCTACCGGGCTGGTTTGTCGTAATCGTTACAGGATCAAAAAAATCTAAATCTAGGGCTGCAATTATGCCTGTGTTGTAATTGTCTGTGTATAGGTCTAACTCGATTGCATCGCATCGAACGCTAGTTTCAGCGCGGCTTGCAACGTAGGCACGGGCATAATCGAGTGCTACGGCGTCCGTTTCCATCAGTAAGTTTTGGATATTGTAAGTATGGGCGAAATACTTCTCAACACTAGCCGCGTTAGTAGCGTTCTGAACTGTGCCACCTGTGCGGGTTACGTTAGCCTGGTTAAATATAAGGGTGTCATCTAGTCGCCACACAGCGTTAAAATAGCCAATATCTGTGCCGTTATCGTTAAATACTGTAGGTGTGCCGCCGATGCTGGCAGTAGTTACTGATCGATCCTGAAATACGAAAGATCCAGATGCATCAACGTAGAACGCGCCGTACTCACTATTAGTAACAGTTTGTAATGCGGCTAGAGATGTACGAGCTGTGCCGGGGTCTGCCTGCATAGTAGTTAAACCTGCATCAACATCACGCATCGATTCTGGCCAAGCAATCTGGTCAAGGATCTGGTCAATTCTTGTGCCACTTAAATCGCCAGCAGTCGCACCTGTGACTGTAGCAATCTGGGCATTTTGAGCCAGTCTTAGGGCATCTACGGCTTGTATGGTTGTATAAACTACATCGGTAGCGTTCTTAGGTGTAGTGGTTGTATAGCTAGTAATAAACCCTGAGAACATCGGATAGGTAGTGCCGCTATAAGTAGCAGATATGGATACCTTACGCATCGGATCAAGCAGGCCAAAATAAGGGCTGCTAGGGTTCTGGCTGTTGAACGCACCTAACTGATCCACGATACGCAGGGTTAGCGTACCTGTCTGGAATTCATCTGCCTGAGCATTACGGCCGCGCTTAATGCTTACGCTATCTACTACATCACTTACATCTACGATAACTGCAGCTGAGTCTGCCAGTACGTTAGTACCTAATATGCCTTCACCAATAATAAAAGCCTGTGCAAAACTAGGGCCAGTAGAAAAGTTAATAACCGCGTTAATTACTGGGACTGTCATTAGCCGGCATCCACTAAGAATCCAGCAGCTGTGCGTGGCAAACCTTGCCTGTTAGCATTTAGTAATGCATCGTTTACCTTTTCGGTAAAGTCATCGCCATCTAATACGTTGCCTTCGATCACTATAGTAATTTGTGTGTTTCCACTATCAACATTTCGATCTCTGCTTTGACTAGGATTAAAAGTCATACCAGCACCAGAGGAAGTATTAGTAGGTGCTGCAGCTAAAGCACCAGCTGCGGCAGCTGCGGCGGCTTCGGCAGCGCGCTTAGCATCATAATTACGATCTCTGTTTTGACTAGGGTTATTAGTAACGCCATCACCTGCAAGAGCAGCTGCGGCAGCAGCGGCAGCATTGGCGGCGGCAGCTTCGGCAGCGCGCTTAGCATCATAATTACGATCTGCGTTTTGAGCAGGATTGTTAGTAATTTCAGCACCTGCAAGAGCAGCTGCGGCGGCAGCAGCGGCATCTTTAGCAAGTTTAGCAGCGGCAGCATCGGCGGCAGCTTTGTCAGCAGCGGCTTTTTCGGCAGCACCGCCAAGTATCGCTGCAGTTTCGGCGGCAGCTTTGTCTGCGGCAGCTTTGTCTGCAGCGGCTTTGGCAGCGGCAGCAGCAGCAGCGGCAGCAGCAGCAGCAGCAGCTTTTGTATCGTAATTACGATCCGCATTTTGCGCAGGATTAAAATTAACACCAGGGATTGCACCAGGCAAATTTGTTATGCCTACACCTAGTTTGCGTAGGGCTTCTAACGCTAAAACTAAACTGCCTGCCCATGTAGAAAACGGATCTTTGGCCTCACCGATTGCTAAAAGATCGGCAGCAATCTTGGCATTTTTTGCCTGGATCTCCTCTAACTTCTTAGCTAGTGCCTCAGCCTTATCTGCGTTGCCTTCTTCAATAGCCTGCATAAGTAGTAAGCGAGTTTTTTCTTCCTCGCTTATCTTGCCCTTTAGCGCAGCGGCTATCTGGATCTTTTGTAGTTCAAATACAGCAGCGGCTTTATCAAGTTTAGCTTTGTTAGCAGCTGCTTGTTTGTCGGCTTTAATTTTATTAGCTGCAGCTTTCTTATCGGCTGCAAGTTTAGCGGCGGCAGCTTTAGCGGCGGCTCTTGCAGCAAGTAGATCACTATCTACGCCTGATCCGCCTGTAAAGAATCTACGCGCCGATGGTCTTTTAACTAATTTAGAGGCTGTGCCTTCTGTGATATTGCCAGTTACAAAGGCACTTACAAAGTCGGCTAAGTTGTATTCGCTAACATCTTTAAGCAAATCGCTAACAGCTGTAGCAAACTTGTTCACGTTAGCAGTAGCAGCATCTATATCGCCATTACCCGCCATGTCTGCAAATAGATCTACTAAGCCTTCTCCTATAACTTCTTTAGCGTTAGCGGATGCAACAGCCAATTTATCAATAGATCCGGCAAAAGTTTCAATATAGGCTTTACCAGCACCTTGGCTTTGTTTGATAAGAATTGCTTGAATCTCAGCAAAATCTTTAGTTGCTAGTTCTGCATCAGTTAAACCTGTGTTTAATTGCTTTAAGCCTTTGTAGTTTCCAACGTAAGCGCGAGATAAAGTGTTAATGACCGCTGAGAATTCCAAGCCATTAGACCGGGCTAGATCAACGGCTAAAGCCATTAACTCCTGCGTCTTAGTAGTTGATAAAGTTATTTTTGATAATTTTGAATAGGCTGGTCTTAGTTCATCATCTAATATGCCTGTCTGCTGTTCTAACTTGCCTATAAAGTTTTCAGCATTTACCGATTGGTAAGCCAAGCCTAAGTTTTTAAGGTTTTGCCGTAATACTGTTATGGCTGCATCATCCTCGGCAAAAGCTTTTACAGATGCTTTAGAGAAATTGACTACGGCTCTAGTGCTAAAAGCTAAACCAAAAGCACCAGCTAGTTTTTTAACATTACTAGTTAATTTTTTTGTGGCACTATCTGCTTGATCAAAAGCTTTTTTGCCTTTATATTCAACGGCTAAATCTACTCTTATTGATGGATCAACGGCCATTAGTTATTCCCCACAGCCAACTTAAATTTATCACGAGATGATTCAACAGCTTTAATAACAGCTGCATTTGTCTTGCCGTTATCCTCTGACCATGCGCGAAAGATTGCGCGGCCAGCCATTTTGCCTTTGCCAACTAAAGTAGATGGTAAACGTGGGCTAAAGTTTCCGCCAGGATTCTTACGCCCTGCAGTTTCATATATTGCGCCAGACCTAGATGCATTTTGAATACGGGCTAAAGATACAAAACCCGATCGATTAGGCTTGCTAGGCGTTGTTCTGTAACTTACGCCTTTTTTAGCAGCTCGACCATCCCAATACCATCTAGCATCAACGGATGCTTTACCCCACCCAGATAGCGGTGCATCAGATGGAATAAAGCCACGAGCCTTAGCCGTAATAGGTTTAAGCAAGTTAGCCATTTCTTTCTGCGTTTCTTTAGCTAGATCTGGCGTAAATTTTCTAAGGGCTTTGCGAAGTTCAATGCCGCCTTTTACCGCTACTGGCATCTCGCATCTCCTTATTCCGGTCTTTCATCGCCTGTAATAAAGTCTTAAACATCCTGCTATCTAGTGCTAGTAAATCGTTAGGCGCGATACCCGTTTCCAGACTGATCCGTGCGATCAAGTAAGTAAACGAGTCACGCCCTATAGTTCCGGGTCATCATCCAGAACCTCAACCTTTTTAAGTGTTGCTAAGAACGATGCGCCGAACATTGGCACGGTTTCGCCGCCAGCTCTTAAACACTCCCACGCTAACCAATAAACATCCGACTGCTTCTCGTCATCTCTAAAGGCTTTGTGAAAACCTTTTTTAGCATATAACTCAAACGCGTATTCGATCGATGGTGTTATCTGGTGTTCAGATAATGAACCATCAGCCTTTGTGATCTTTAACTTTGCCATCTGTTAGCCCCTATTCTTTTTGTTATGGTGCGGTTGTAATTACGATTGGTGAATTACAAGTAAATGTAATTGATTG